AGGCTATGGCATCTCAACTACCTGATGCTGAGATGGAAGATAAATATTTAGATTTTGTTCTTGAAGAATCACTCGATGATGAAGAACAAAGTTATTTAATGAATGCTTTGGAAGCAGATCCAAAACTAAGTCAGATTTTTGACAAGGTTGTAACAACTGCTTCTGAGTTTACTGGTGCTGGAGAAGTCGAAGGCCCAGGAACAGGTGTATCAGACTCAATACCTGCCAGATTGTCAGATGGAGAGTTTGTATTCACCAAAAAGGCCACTGATCAAATGGGCGCAGATAACCTTCAGATGATGATGGATGATGCTGAACGTGCGTTTGATGGTGGTCAAATGAGAGAATCTGCTGAAACAGGAGGGTTATTGCTTTATAACCAAGAGGATGACAATCCTTTAGCTTATGAAAAGATAGCTCAAGATGAGATCAAGAAAAACATGCTTAGATCAAATCGTGCTCCTAGTTTAATGGCAGGTTAAATTTAATAAGGCTACCTTGTATAAGACAAGCCCCATATTCTTAAGACGTTTAGAATTGGCTACCTTGCAAGTAAACAAGCCCCTTAGAAAGGAACAGAGTAATGTCTGAACAAACAATGGAAGAGGAGCAGGTTCCTAATCCTTACAACATGAAAAAGTCTTGGCATAAGGCTGACGGTAAACGTATGCCTCAAGCTGATGAACTTTATTATGAAGATGAGGTTCCAGAATCTGCAAAGGCCACCCGACAATCAAAGAAGTCGGCCCCTGAAAATGATTCTTCTACAACCACACACAACTATAAAAAGAGATACGACGATCTAAAGCGTCGATATGATCAGAAAATAGGTGAGTTTAAACAGAAGGAGCTGGCCTTTGAAGACCAGTTAAATTCTATGCAACCTGCTTATGAGACTCCTAAATCTGAAGAAGAAATTCAACAGTTTAGAGAATCTAATCCTGATTTATATGACACGTTTGAATCTGTTGCTCATAACATTGCTGCTGATCAGATTAGTAGTTTGCAACCTCGTCTTTCTGCCATTGAGCAGCGAGAGCAAGAACTTGCAATACGCGAAGCTGAAGAAGCAATGAGAAACGCTCACCCTGATTATGAAGATATTAAAGGGTCAGATGATTTCCATGAGTGGGCGCAGGAACAACCAGAACAAATTCAAGATTGGGTATATCGCAATCCTGATAATGTTTCTTTAGCATCGAAAGCTATTGATCTTTATAAGTTGGAAACTGGAAAAGGACAACGCTCTAAACAAAGACGTTCAAATCGACAGCAACCTAATACAAGGTCTGCTGCTGATATGGTTTCTACTAAAACAACTAATGTAGAGCCTCAACAGCAAAAGATTTGGACAGAAAGTGAAATTGCGAAGATGTCCCTAGATCAATTTGACAAGTATGAAGATGATATTCGTCAAGCTATTGATGAGGGGAGGGTTCGCGCTGGATAATTCTTTTCTTAAGGAGAAATTTTAAATGGCTAATAACGTTAGTGACCAGTTTTTTGAGCCAAGTACAGATACCGATGCTAACTTTGGTAACTCTGTATCAGGCCAAACAAACTCATTTTTCTTACCTAAAGTCTACTCGAAGCAAGTTCTTAACTTCTTCCGTAAGGCTTCTGTTGCAGAAGCTATAACTAATACGGATTATGCTGGAGAAATTGCTGGTTTTGGTGACACAGTAAGAATCATCAAAGAACCTGAAATTACTGTTTATCAGTATGAAAGAGGGCAGAACGTAACTCAGACTAAACTGACTGACCAGGAAGTTACTCTGATTGTAGATACTGCAAACGCATTTAAGTTTATCGTTGATGACATTGAAACAAATATGTCTCACGTTAACTTCCGTGACGTAGCAACATCTTCAGCAGCTTACGCTCTACGAGATGCTTTCGATTCAGGTGTAATTGCAGCTATGTTCTCAGGTGTTTCTGCATCAAGCCCTAATCATGTATTAGGTTCTGACAATGCTACTGACCTTGCTGCTGGTACTTTTGACGGTACTGGTAACTTGGACATTGGTTTTGCATCAGGTGAGCACGATCCAATTGATGTATTGGGTCACATGGCTCGATTGCTTGATGAGCAAAACGTACCTGAAGAAGGTCGTTGGTTCCTTGCAAGTCCTGACTTTTATGAAGTTTTGGCTTCAAGTTCTTCCAAGCTACTTTCTGTTGACTACAACGCTGGTCAAGGTTCAATACGAAACGGTCTAGTATCTTCTGGTCTGTTGCGTGGATTTAATATGTACAAGAGCAATAACATTGCTGATACCTCTAATGCAGCAGGTAAATGTATTGCTGGTCATATTTCATCAACTGCAACTGCTCAGACAATCACTAGCACTGAAGTGATTCGTGACCCTGACAGCTTTGGTGACATTGTGCGTGGACTTCACGTTTATGGCACTAAGGTATTGCGTGGTGAAGCATTGGTTTCTGCCTTTTATGGCATCGACTAAATGTAACTTTAGGGAAGGGGGTTACATCTGTAGCTCCCTTTTCCTTTATCAGGAGTAAGCAATGGCTCAGTTAGGCAGCGAAGAAAAGCCATTTATGGTTCATCCTAAAGGAGCGGTAAGTAAAGAAAGCCGTTTCAGGAAAGGATTTAATAAAGCTAAGTACAGTGAAAACTATGACAGAATCTTTAATTCTGATAAGAAAAAGAGTAAGTCGTGAAATATGTACCTAATGAATACACAGGAAAAAGTCTAATGATGGGCAAAAAGAAAATGATGTATGGCGGCATGTCCAAAAAGAAAATGATGGGCGGTGGTGGAATGTCCAGAAAAACTATGATGGGTGGTAGCAGAATGGGCTACAAACATGGTGGTCACGCTACTATTCAAGATATGGAAAGAGCTTGTAATAAAATGACTATGACTGAAAGCGCAAAGGGACGTAAGCTAAAGTGAAAGTCTCTGCACCTAAAGGCTATCATTGGATGAAACAACCTAAAGGTGGTTATAAGTTAATGAAGCATACTGGTAAGTTTGTGCCTCATAAAGGAGCCAGCTTAACTGCAAACTTTTCTGTTCAAAAAAAGCATAGTAAATAAATATGTCTGAAACTTATCTTAATCTATGCAATGACCTGCTCAGAGAACTTAATGAAGTTACTTTAAGCAGTACTACATTTTCTAGTGCTATAGGAGTTCAAGCTCACGTTCAGGATAGTGTTAACAGAGCCTATCTTGATATTGTGAATGAAGAACCTCAATGGCCTTTTCTAGCTACTGCTCTTAGTGGTGCAACTGATCCTATGTATGGCAATGTCTATGTAGAAACAGTTGCAGGAACAAGATGGTATACCTTGAAAAGCAGTAGTTCCAGTTTGACTACTGACTATGGTTCTATAGATTGGGATAATTTTTTACTTACTACAGTAGGTGTATCAGGAGAATCTGCTCCTTACACAGTAAGAAACTTACGTTTTACTACTACTGAAGAATGGAAAGATTACTTTAGAGTTTCTCAAAATAAAGATGATGCAGATACTCAGAACTATGGAGTTCCTAACAGAGTTATAAAAAGTCCTGATCTTAGAAAGTTTGGGTTAAGCCCTATTCCAGATCAAGTCTACCGTATTTGGTTTTATGCTTATGACTTACCTACTGAACTATCTGCACATGGAGATCAGTTAGTATTTCCTAATATTTATAAACCTGTTTTACTAGCTAGAGCTAGATACTACATTCATCAATTTAAAGAAAATCCTCAGTCAGCAGCCTTTGCAGCAGAAGATTATAAAAGAGGCTTGCGTTTGATGAAGTTAAATCTTATGGAATCTGCCCCAGGTTATTTTAAAGATGACCGCATAAGGTTTGTCTGATGTCTCAGCCTTTTGCTCTTTCATGTCGAGGAGGTTTGAATGTAAATTTAAACCAACTTGAAATTATGGCACAGCCTGGATTAGCAACAGAGTTACTTAACTTTGAAGTAGATCCTGATGGTGGCTACAGGCGCATCAATGGTTTTACTTTATTTGGTGGAGGTTCTGCAGCTAGACCTAATTCCAGTAACAGAATTTTAGGAATGTTTGTCTATGCAGATGGCGTAGTTGCTTGTTCAGGTGAAGGTATATTTTTTAGTCAGGATGGAACAAGTTGGTTACAAGTAAATAAAGCTAGTGTTTCTGGAAGCGGAGATAACTACAGTACTTTTACTGGTCGTTCTAATGATGCTAGAACTAGTCAAGGGCAAACTAGCTTTGCTTTATTTGAAGGTACTACTGACTATGGTGAAGTATTAATTTGTGACGGAGCTAATAAACCTTTCTTTTTTAAAATGACAGGAACAGGTGCTTTAGCAGACAGAACTTTTTTTGCAGGTGAAATAACAGTAGATAGTACAACTGCTCCTACTGTAGGTGCTATCCATGAAAATCATTTTGTTGTAGGGGGTGCGCCTACAGCTAAGAACACAGTTTATTATAGTTCTAGTTTAGATCCTGATTCTTTTAGCGGGTCAGGAGCAGGAAGCATACAACTAACAGATGCTGTTGTAGGACTTGCTAGTTTCCGTAGTGATTTAATCATATTTTGTAAAAACAGTATTTTTAAACTGATTAATATTAGTGACAGTTCTAATATTG